ATGAGTGAGTTAATCGGATACGCGAGGGTTTCCAAAGCAGACGGGTCGCAAGTCGTCGACCTTCAACGCGATGCGCTGGTGGCAGCGGGTGTCCGCTCCGACATGATCTACCAGGATCACGTATCCGGAAGCCGCGATGATCGCCCTGGACTGGGGCATTGCGTCAAGGCGCTACGCTCTGGGGACACGCTGGTCGTGTGGAAACTGGATCGGCTCGGTCGCGATCTCCGTCACCTCGTGACCACCGTCGATGATCTGGCCCGACGTGGTGTCGGTCTTCGCGTCCTTACTGGTCATGGGGCCATCGACACGACCACCGCGCAAGGCAAGCTGATGTTCGGGATTTTCGCGACGTTGGCCGAATTCGAACGCGAGTTGATCCGGGAACGGACGATTGCGGGCCTTGCGTCGGCTCGCGCCCGTGGCCGTGTCGGCGGACGGAAAGCGGCAATGACGCCCGCGAAGGTCCGTCTCGCTCAGGCTGCTATGGGACAACCAGAAACCAATGTCGCCGATCTGTGCCGTGAATTGGGCGTATCGCGTCAGACGCTGTATCGCCATGTCGGTCCAGACGGATCGATCCGTGCGGATGGGCGGAAGGTCATCGGGGCGGACCACGGCACCGAACGAGCCCGCGCGATGCAATTGCGCGAAGCAACGCCGTAGACGCGCGGAGCATACGTGCAACGGCAACGACTACGGTTCTGACCAACTTTCCCGCGCGATTCCATATACCCCCGTCAATCCTCTGCTCTGGGGCGTTGGCGGGGGTGATTGTTTTGGGCGCGTCGCTCGTACCTGCGACCTGAATAGTTGTGTCGTTGATCGAGTCCTGAGTTATGCGGATAGTCGCTGAAGGAGAGTCTGGGGGCGGGATGTCCATGGGAGCGACAGGCGGAATGGCACCGTCGCTTTCCGGAACGGCAGATCGCCGCTCGCACACCATCACGGCGATTTTTTTGCCATCGATCGTCGCAAACGTCTTCGCCAGCACGCGATCATGCTCGTCGGATTGTGGCTGCGGAGTTGTCGTTCGCTTTTTCCGTTTGGAAAGCCCCTGCCGTTCGCGTTCGGCTGCCTCGGCCGCACGGGCGGCGCTTCGCCATTTGCCGAACCGTTCGCCTGTCCGAACCATACGGGCCTTCGAGCGAGAAAGCCGCCACAGGTCCGAAAGGGCATCGTCCGGAAGCCCGATGGTTTCCCGAGGATCGGCGATACCCCAGATCATGTAGGTGGCACAGGCTACGGCATTGCGGACGGGATCGTCCGGAACGTCGGCTTTGGAAAATGCGGTCAGGAGACGTCGGCGTGCCGCCTCCCTGTGTTCGCGCGGAATGCGGCAGATGAAGTGGGCGTGCAGGTCGAAGCGACCGGTGAACGGGTCGAACCTCGGATGGACCACGATCAGAATCAATTGGAAGCCGTTGCGGCGTCGCATTTCCCGGAAATGAATATTGATGAGTCGATTGAATTCCTCGTTGGCTTCCACGAGGCTGCCAACATCGGCCTTCGCGCCAGTCAGGCCGACATTCCAGTATAGCCATTCCTCACCCTCGCACGCCGCCGCAAACGCCTCGATGTCGTGGATCATCGTGATGTCGCGCGCGAGCACCGATTTTTTGAACAGACGCGATCCGCGCAGCGTTCGGCCGAGTTCGACGATGTCTCCGGGACGATCCTCAAGCAGCACGAGATAACGTTCGCGATCCGATTGAAACGGATGATGACCCAGCCCTTCCAATCGGCCAGCAATCAGTCTCGCCGATTGCGTCGGCGACAATTTCTGCCCGCTTATTTCCCCCACGATGGCATTCAACGGCTTTCCCCCGAGCGCCAGTGCTACAGCCCCAGATAAAAATGCTCCGTCGAGAAATCGCGCGTGACAAGATGGGTGCTACATCGCCGCTGCCAGACGCTGGCGAGGCCATGCGTCACAAGGCCCCGAAAAGCCCTCCCGTAACCAATTTTCAACCCCTGAAACCGTAGCAACCAAGTACGCTATGGTTTTGGGCTGGGTTGACGTGAGAACGATTGAACTTTTCTCTGGCGCCGGGGGTATGTCCCTCGGACTCAAACGCGCCGGGTGCGAGATTATTCAGGCATACGATTCCTGGGACAAAGCGGTCGAGGTGTATCGCCGAAACATCGGCAGCCACGTCTGGCAAGTCGACCTCAAGGACATTTTCCGGATCGGGCCGATGCTTGCGGCTCTGGCCCCGGATATGATCTGCGGCGGGCCGCCGTGCCAGGATTTTTCCGCGGCCGGTGAGAGGGTCGAGGGCGAGCGTGCCGCCCTGACCAGGGCGTTCGCGATGTTGGTCGCCGTCGTCCGCCCGCGATGGTTCTTGATGGAAAACGTCCCCTTAGCCGCGCGTTCGCAGGCATGGGCGGATGCCCGCGCCATGCTGGTGAAAGCCGGGTACGGGCTCACGGAATCCAAACTCGATGCCTCGCTGTATGGCGTTCCGCAGCGGCGACGACGCCTGTTCGTGATCGGGCAGCTCGGCGAACAGGACGGATTTCTGGAATCCGCTTTGGCCTCGGCGCGATCCGAGAAGCAAATGACGATCCGGGACATGCTCGGCAATGCGCTTGGCGATGCCTGCTATTTCCAGCCAAGGGTTTCTGGAAACCGCGGAATCTGGAGCACGGACGGGCCTGCTCCTACGATATGTCGATCTTCTAAAAGACCGATCCCGCCGAATTATAAGCCGCACCCTGCCGACGCTACCCTTGTCGAGACTGGCGCGTTCTACACGAGGCCATTCCACGAGGGGCGTGGTGTCCGGACACTCGACGAGCCTGCGCCGGCCGTCATCCGAACGACACGAGAACGTCCTCGTCCGCACTATCTCGCCAACCCTCATCCTGCCGATCCCGTCCCCGCCACACTGGCTGCGGTGCTGACTCAAGATCAAGTCTCGCGAATCCAAGGCTTTCCGATTGGATGGGACTGGTCCTCGGCACCGTCGCGGGATGTCGACCAAATGATCGCAAACGCGGTTCCGGCACCATTGGCCGAAGCGATTGGTCGAGTCATTCTCGCGCGAGAGGCGGGCGAGACCATTCCGGAAATTCAAGGTCGGTATGGTCAATGGTTAAGTCGGCAGCATGGTTTCACCAAACTCGCTATCCGGAATGCCAAGAGCCGCTTGAATAGGGCGCGACGCTTCTTGAACGGGCGGACTTTCGCGGACGCTGCCATCGAATTGTCCACGCTCGAATCCATCCCCGGCTTCGCTCGACTGTCTAAGGGAATGCGATCCGATCTTCGGGCCGCACTACGATTCTATCGGGAATGGCAGGCGGAGGCGAAATCGCTGAAACAAACCAAGCCCAAGACCACCGCAATTGCGAAGGCCCTGGCTGCATGAGCGACTAACGGTACACTAAGACGGTGTCTTTTCGTGGAGTCGTAGCGGTAGCTTCCGGCCGGGGTAGCGAAGGTGCCAAGTCTCGATGATGAAAAGAGCTATCGCGGAAGCGGAGTGGATTGCCAGTTTCGCAATACGAGCGTCGATCCTTGGAAAACCTCTCTCTTTGCCGTGTGCGCCTCCGGCGTGTGTACGGAGTGAGCCAATACCCTGCACGGAAGTCACAAGCCCCGACAATACTGCTTTCACGTCATTGACGATCTCGGACGCCAAGCCTTCCTTCGCGGGGTCCAGCCCAAGCGGATCTCTCACCGCACGGTAAAGCCCGCTGATGTCCTGCTTGCTTGGCAAGTCTAGGCGAAGCTCGAAGAGAATCGATCGGCAGACGCTCTCAATGACCGCACATGCGGCGGTAACGGCAATCTCTGGGTCGTCTGAGGCTGCACGCAGGGCTCTATCGAGGTCACGACCAACAGTATCGAAGTCGATACCTGCGACCATAGCCGACAATTCCTCCGTTACCGCCGCCATCGCGACGATCTCAACCAATCGCATGGTTCTGCCGTCTGACTCGAGCTTCAAGCCGTCGTAAAATAGATGCTTGTTGAGGTAGTCCACGACGGCAGCGTGACGTTCAGGCTCTTTGATAAAGTCACGCGGGTCTGCAGCGCCTTCGATGATGCGCCTCAGAAGCTGACCATCGCCCGAGTCTAAGAAGATGGCATAGCGGATCGCCGTCACCGTTGCGGGTAGACGGCTCTCGATCTTAGCATCGAAAGGAATACCGAAACCCTTGAACCAGGTTTCAATTCTCCAGCCTTGCCGATACAGCCCAATCGGCGGTGCAAAGCCATTTGCTGGACCGCCTGAAATGATCTCAGCCAGTGCGCTAACGGTCTGCTCTGATAGGTCGATTCGCATGCGCGAAATGATACAGCGGCCACGGATAGATCGCACGAGGGCTGGGCATACCGTTTTCAGCCTATTGGGGAACGCGCCACTCAATTCAGCCTAGTGGATGGCATATTGGACTGGATACTCCGCGCGACCGCGCGCAATCCAAAGAGGTGCTACCGTCAAGCCCGACAGAGGCTCGACGCAGAATCAAGTTCGACGCTTCTCGCAACCGTCAGTCGCATTCTGGATTCGCGCCTACCGCCGTTTTCGTGGCTGATAGACAGAAATGTCCAGCCCTTCGGGCAACGGCAATGTCGCAAGAGTAACGATCTCATCGGGACGAAGCGTATCCGAGCCGTACTTCTTGGCAACGGTATCCAGCGCGTGGCCGACCTGAATGTCCATCGTGCGCTCATCGACTTTCATCTTGCGCAGATGGTCCTTGTAGCTGTGACGTAGCGAGTGGAACGTCTGCGCGAGCGGCACGTGGACTTTGGCTTCCTTCATATACCTGTTCATGTGTCTTGATGCCACGGCGTGCGGACGTTCGGTTTTGAGCAATTTCGGCCATAGCGTTCCGCCCCGTAGCCCTCGCACCCATTCAAGAAAACCAGTTTCGCCGATGGCATCAGGAAGGGCGATGATACGGCGTGCGGCGTCCGTTTTCAGCTTCCGCTCGTCAACATTACCTTCATCGTCCTCAATGTCCTCAACTAGGCTGAGAATCCAATGGTTCTTAAACTGCTGCACGTCTGTGACCTGAAGATACACCAGTTCGCCGAGACGAGCGCCGGTCAACACGCCGAGCAATGGAAGGAAACGATCATCGGGCCGTCGACATCGCGCGGCGACGGCTAGAAACTTGTTCAAATTCTCGACGCCCAGACCGTAGCGTTTGACGGCGCGAGCTGCCGTGCGCGGCAACGTGATGTATAAATCCTCATGGGCAAGTGAAAGGACATCGTGAGGATAGTTTGCCCGGATCATCTTCCAGACTCCGCGGAAGTCGCTGAGATATTGGGCAACAGTGGTTTTGGAAATAGGCTTCAAACCACGGATGATCTTTGCTTTCACGATGATTTCAGGTGCCGATAGATTACGGAGCTTCGAATGGGTCGACCAGGTGCTCGGTAGCAACCCCACTGTTGTTACAAATTTCTGGAGGTCGAGCGGCGTGTACTCCGAGACTCGTTTGTCGCCAATGACGGCGACAAAGGCGCGGATAGCTCGGCGAAGGCGCGCAATGTAGGAAGCCGATTTTTCTGTGAGCGCATCCGACTTCGCCGTGATCACTTCCTCGGCGGCGACACTGAGGATCGGCAAATTCTTGGTCACGGGTTTCTGCTGCGCCAATCGGTCAACCATGCGATCGTAAGTCTGGCGTTCTTTTTCCCATCCTTCGCCGTCGTGGACGATTTCACGGCCGATCTTGTCGAGCTGGACTAGCATTCCGCGATAAGCGGCCCGCTCTGCTTGAGCAGTAGCCAGCCGTCGTTCCAGTTCCATCTCGGAAAGCGGCTCCGAGTACATCACCTGTCCGTAGTCGTCGATTTCAGCAAGTGCGGCACTGGCCCTGAGGGCGGCGAAATTGGCACTGGTCGCCTTCGCTTTCAGGTCTGCCAGTTGCGTAGCCACCTCGGCCAACCCCCGGTTGACTGTTTCTCTCGACATGTTTTCGCCCCCCATACTGGCGGTCGCATACCCCGCGAGAATGCGGGCACGACGTTTGGCCTCGGCCGCCGGCAGGGCTCCGAGATTTATCCGGAAGGGAGTAACACCAAGACGGTTGATGAAAGTTTTCGGGACGGCGATTTGGAAAGTCCAGCCGTTATTCCCGCGTCGCCAGAGGTGTTTTGCCATGTGTAGAATCCTGTGTAGAAACACAGGCTAAAATGGCAAATTCATCAATAATTTCAGATGCTTAGCTTTGGCGCTCCCTAGGGCTGGCGCGCAATCAATTGATATCAATGCGTTGTTGAAAGTGCTGGCGTCGCTGATTTCCAATGCGTCGCATAGCGTCGTTTTAGAAAACGAAGTGGCTACGGCGAGAGAAGACTCGGAACAGCCGAGCAGCGACGCATTTAAACCCAAGGATACCTCAACATGAAAATACTTCAAGTCCGCCCATGTTCGGGCGGGCGGCGCATTGCCGCGCTCGATATCGAGATTGCCCCAGGCGTGCGCGCCGTGGACGTCAGCCTGATCCGCAAGCCGGATGGCTCCATGCGGGTGTTCGGGCACAGCCTGACGTTCGACCGCACCACGGCCGACGAACTGGCGCGCGCTGCGGTGGCAGCCGGAGGGTGTCGGCATGAGCGAGTCTAACCCCTACTCCAAGCGGAAGCCCCGGCCGTATGATGTCGAGGCCTGGGTTCAATTCAAGTTGCTGCGTCTTGCCGCGCACCATCCTGACACCAAGAAGGCCGACCTTGCCGTTTTTGCCGAGATCATCCAGCGGTACCACGGCCAATACGGGAACGGTTTCGTTTCCGACGAGGAGATTTGTGCGCTCACCGGCCTGTGCGACCGCACCGTGGGCCGATCGCGACAACGTCTCACCCACCTCGGATTCGTCGACGTCGTCCGCGCCGGGACGCGCGGGCACGCGACGGTGTATCGACCCAATTTCAGCCTAGTTCCGCAAAAGGGTGACTCAACTGTCACCGTATTAAAGGATGACATTCAGGTCCACGAAATGGACCCAAGTGTCACCTTATCTCCCGAATACGGTGACACAGATGTCACCCCCTCCTATCTACAGGACCGGCTTACAGCCGGTCTCCTGATAGATAGAGATGGACACCGCCCGCCTACGGCGTCGCCCGCAGCGGGTGGCCTGGCGGCCCCCGCTGCGGGCGAGACGGCGGTGGAAGGGTTACAAGCGTTTCTCACCGCCTATTGCCCCGCCGACATGAGCAAGCCAGCCAGGGCGGCAATCAAACGCGCGTGGGATGCCCTGCCGCCGGATACAGATCGCGCCATGGTGATCGACGCCGCGGCGGATTGGCATCAAGCATGGGCGCAGCAGAATGATCCAAACGCCCCTCGCATGTCGGCGGTGCGCTGGCTCAAGGATGAAATGTGGCTCAAGCCCGCCCCCCGCGGCTTCAACAAGGTCGAGCGCCGGGTCAAGACGAAGGCCAAGGCTGGAGTTTCCGATCAGAACCCCAAACCACGCAAGCCGAGCCGGGCCGGTGGGCCGGCCAGGATTACCGCGGCCGACGTGGTGACGGCGGGCGACGTGACTAAGTTGCGCTTCACCACCGACAAGGCTGGCGAGTACGTCATCGTGATAGAACACCCCGACAGCGAGAAGCAGGAAGCCGGCCAGCGTCAGCTCGCAGCGCTCGTTGCCGCTGCGGGCCTCGCGCAGATAGATGACAGCAGCGAACTACACGGCCGAACCATCGTCATCACAGGCGACGGATTTGAACCCCCAGAGGTACGGCCAGACGACGACACGCCATTGCCGGTGAAGCCCGAGCCAGAGCCGATGCCAGAGCCGGAGTCCAAGCCCGTGACGGAATCCGAGGCGGCGGCAATCAAGGCGCGCATCGATGCCCTGCCGCCGTTGTCACCGCACCTAAACGAATGGCAGCGCCGGAAGGAAGCGCAGTGGCGTGCCGAGGCAGGCCGCCGCGAGTGGGACGCCGCGCATCCCGAGCTATTCGAGGATGAACCCGCGCCACTACCACCGCAGCCGGACGATTGGCCTGATTGGATGGAAGACGACGCGGCCTGAGTTGCCCTCGCGCAACACCTGAAAAATCTCCAGACTTCTGCTAGACCGTCTGCATTCAAACGGCCTAGCTTTAGATATGTCACCGGCCACCATGCGCGCCGCCGGATGAACCGGCCGCCGTTGCCACAGAAGCCACCCTTCCAACACCTCCCAGCGATTGGCCGGCCTGGATGGACGCGGAGCGCGACGACGCGGCGTAGCGCGCGCGCCGGTTTTTTCTGGTGGCCTGCCCCCAACGCTCATGTGCGGCTTTTGCGCCGCCATCATCTCGCCTAGCTTTGCCAGTTCGCCGTTTCGGCAATCTGACCCATACAAATCTCCATCGGCCGCCTAGCTATGCTCACAGTTAGTGTTTCGGATAATTCCGCCCACTAACTCATATCGGCACCAAGCCAACGGCCCGGCTCGACCGGGTCGCCGCCAGCGCGTTCGGCGAGATAGACGCGAAGTCCTCCGCGAGGGGCAAAATCTGAAAATAGACCAGAGGAGGCCAGCTTGGCCGCCAATCCCTACCCGACGTTGAGCGCACTCGCGCGCGACGATGACAAGCCCGTGCTCAAGAGCATTCGGGACTGGATGATTGAATACAACGAGGAGGATGTGCAGATGGTGGCGAACGACAACGACCCCACTGTGAAGATTGAGAACCCGGAGACGCGCATCGATGCAGTTGATGCAATGGAGTTGATACGCTCGATGGCAGAGGATGAACACTGCGCGATGTATCCGGATTATGAGCGCACGACGGAGTCCTACAGCGCCGACTCGCATGGAGAGAGGTTCGAGCGGGTAAAGCGCGGAGAGAAAACCGCCCTCGTCGACGAAGGGCTGCCGACCGAGGACGCGATGCTGCATCGGATTCACGTTCGGCAGGTGCGTCAGAAGCTTGGCCGAGATGCTGAGATTCTCGACATGGCTGTTGGGCCATATACCTTTAGGCAAATCGGAGAGTTCGCTGGTTATGCCGGCAAATACGCCGAGCGAAAGGGCAAGGAGGCGGTGAAGCAAGCCGCAAAAAACTTTGAAAAACTTGTCTCTTAGTGTGCCCTCGCGGGGGCTCTCGATGACTTAATAGCACGGGCCATGTTTTCAGCCCCTCCCACCGCCAACCACCGCAAAACGGCCCTTCGGGCTGGCCCCGCGGCAAGAACGGCGGACGCCGTCGCGATGTACTCCTCCGTCGCGGCGGCCAACCTTTAAGGTGCGATGGTTTCTCGATCCGAAAAATACTTCGACGAGATCGTCGCACTTATCCGCGGTGGGATGACCGGGGCCGAGGCATGCAAGTCAAACCCGGATTTTCCATCGTATCGGTCCCTGACTGAGTGGGCGACCAAGCACGGGCGAAAGGAAGAAATCTCCGCAGCATGGCGCGGTCGCGAGAAATCCGACAACGCCCGGATGAAAACAGGCCTCAAGTACACCGAGGAGCAATACGACGCTGCGATTGAACTGCTGACTCGCAACCCTCACAAATCCATTAGAAGCCAGGCCGCCGCGCTATCGGTCGATCTACCGGATCGCACACTAATTTATGCCCGCGCCCGAAAGGATCCGGAGTTCGCGGCGCGGTTCGCGGCGGCAAAGCGGACTGTCAAATCGGTCGTCTCGCGACACACGCCGCGCGCGCCGAAGCCAATCTATAAGTCGAACCTCCTGCGTCGCGCCCTTCTCGCGCACCCACTGTATCGCGCTGCCAATCGCGCGGTGCCGAGAGGCAAGGACTATAGCGAGGACGTGGTCCAGGAAATAGTCGTCGCCGTTCTGGAAGGCGAGTTGGCCGCGGAGGACATCGCAGTGAAGGGAAATACCCTTGGCTACAAACGCCTGCGCATTCCTGGTGGTTTTGCTTCGCTCGACGACAGAGTCCGCATCAAGGGCCGTGAGAGCGAGCGCGATACTCTGATCGATAGCATCTCTTCCGACAACGAGATCGTTTTTTACTGATGATCACCGTGAAATCGGCAGACGTAGTTGTGGCCGCCGGCCGTATTGCGCGCGTCGTCATGGTCACGGGCGACGAGGCCGACGTTGTCTGGTGCGATCATGCGGGTCGGATCGTGCGTCGGGTGTTTCCGCTGAGATCGCTGAAGCCATTTCGCGTGGCATCACAGCCGCGATCGCTTTGGCCCGACAGTTTACAGGGTGGCGACGACGTCCGCACCCGCGCGCCGAATGCGTCGAAGAAGACCCGAAACAGCCGCAAGCCGCGCCCCTCAAAGAAGGCTAAATTGCATTGAACGATAACCACCCTGCCCGCAGCAACAATAGTTTGTTCGAGATCATCGATACACCGCAGCGTCGCTTTCTCGAATCTCTCGGCCTTGATGGCCGCGTGCCGCTTGCGCAAGCGCGTATCAATGCCGGCCTTGACGTTCCTGAAATGAAGGCCGCCGCATAATGGGTTGGTTTACCACCAAAGCAATCGAGCCGATCCCGGACGATGACGCCGCAATCCTTGAGGCGTTCACCGGCTCGACGCCCGGCGCTGGCGTCACGGCAGCGACCGCCCTTTGCGAAACGGCGGTTCAGGCCGGTGTTAAACTCATTTCAGAATCGTGCGCGGCGCTCGATGTCAATATCACCCGCGAAGAGGAACGCGTCGACAATCACCCCGCGCTCGACCTGCTCCGCGGCCAAGTAAATGCCTGGACTTCCGGTTACGAGTTCATCCGGGACATGGTCGCCGAGGCGTTGCTGCATGACGCGGGCGCGCTGGCATGGGTCAACCGTGTTAACGGCGAAGTCCGCGAGATCATCAATTATCGACGCGGCACGATCGGCTTTCAAGAGGAAGAGACGCGCGAGTTGCTGTATCGCGTTTCCGGCCGACCTGTCGCGGCGTCGGACATCGTGCATCTTCGCGGCCCCTTCGCGAAGTGCCCTGTCTCGTTGGCACGCGAGGCGATCGGCGCGTCACTTGTGATGACCGCCCATGCATCGCGGCTATTTAAGAACGGCGCACGTCCCGGCGGCGTGATCGAAGTGCCGAAGGGCATCAGCGAAAAGTCGTGGAAGGCGATGAAGGCCGGCTGGCGCGCCGCGCATGAGGGTGCCGAGAACGCCGGGAAGACCGCCATCCTGTTTGATGGCTCGACGTTCAAGGCCATGCAGCTTTCGTCGGTCGACGCCCAGTTCCTCGAAATGCGGCGTTTCCAGATCGAGGAAATCGGCCGTGCGTTCAATATCAGTCCGGCGATGTTGGGCGACCTCACGAAGTCGAGTTACGCGAATGCTTCTCAGAAACAGCTCGAATTCTTGCAGTATGCGGTGGAGCCGTGGTTGAAAGCTTTGGAGTCCGCCCTCGATCGCGCCCTGCTCTCTGACGAGGAACGCGCCTCCGGTTTGCGGTTCAAATTCGACCGTGACGACCTGACCCGCGCCAGTCTAACGGAACGCGCAACGGCGATTAACTCTCTCATTGCGAGCGAGACCATCAACCCGAACACCGGTCGCGAGTGGCTTGGGCTTCCGCCCTACGACGGTGGCGACAAGTACGGAAACCGCAACATCACCGTCGATAAGCCTGCGAACGACAACAAGCCGCAAGAGGCCGCGGCGTGAACGACCTCGCGCACGTCGACAACCTCGTCGAATCACAGGACCGTGGTGCCGAACTAACGATCGTCCACCCCGTCACCGGGGAAAAGATGACAGACATCGTCCTGACCATCGCCGGTCCGGACAGCAAGACCGCACGCCGCGCGCGGCTGCAGTATTCCGACGAACTGATGTCCTTCCGCCATCGTCCGCCCGCCGAAGAACTAGAGCGGATGGAAGTCGAGCAACTCGCGCGTCTTGTCATCGGCTGGAACGTCAAGCGCGATGGCAAGTCGGTGGACTTCAACTTCACAAACGTCGTGCGGCTTCTGACGTCGGCCCGGTTCATTCGTGAGCAGGTCGAAGCGTTCAGCCAGAAGCGCGATGTTTACTACATGAGGACACTATGAAGCTTTCCAAGTCTGACGTCGTCCGGCTCGCCACGGGTGGCCCGTGGATGACGGTGACGCGCGTTCTGCGCGATGAGCGCGTTGAATGTGTTTGGTTCGATGGCGAGCAATTCCAGAAAGAGGAATTCGACATCGCCGTGTTGTCGAGGCCCGCTTGATGGATCGCCTCTATATCGAAACCAAGGTCATCGCCGACGATGCCGGAGCCATCAGTGGCGTGGCCTGGAAATTCAACGAGCCTGACCGCGTCGGCGACGTCATCGAGAAAGGTGCGTTCGCCAAGGCGTCGCTGCCGATTCCGATGCTGTTCGGCCACGACATGAATGATCCGATCGGTACTTGGGACATCGCAACGGAGAAGTCGGATGGACTACATCTTGCCGGCCATCTTCTAGTTGATGATGTTGCACGCGCCCGTGAGGTACGCGCTCTTGTGCGCTCAGGCGCAGTTCGGGGCATCTCGATCGGCTTTATCACGAAGAAGGCCAGTAACCGCGCAGGCGGTGGCCGCACGATCAAATCATTGGAATTGCTGGAGGCGTCCTTGGTGACGATCCCCATGCATCCCGGCGCTCGGGTGACCAGCGCAAAGTCTGCCGTTGAAGCACTCACGCTTGCGGCTGCAATCCAACGCGCCACTGCGGCGCTTTCCTAAAGGACTAACTTTGAAACACGTTTCTCCCATTGAATTTAAGAGCGAGGCCGACGATCCCGTTGGCATCGTGCAGAAGGCTTTGGACGATTTCACCAAGACCGTCGACGCCCGCCTAAGCAAGCTCGAAACCAAGAGCGAGCCCGAAAAGAAGGACGACGTTGTCGACGTCAAGGCGCTCGAAACCCGCCTCGCCGAAATCGAGAAGAAGGCCAATCGCCCGGCAGGCACCAAGGCCGGCGACGAGCAGGCCGACATCGAGAAGAAAGCCCTCGGCTCTTTCATCCGCACCGGTTCCGATGTCGAGGTGAAGGCTGCGGCTTCCGACAATGCGGTGGATGGCGGCTGGATGGTTTTGCCCTCCATCGACCTTAGCATCCGCGCCCTGATGACCGACATTTCGCCGATGCGCAGTCTGGCGGAAGTCGTGTCGATCGGCACCTCTACGTATGAACGCTTCTACTCCATGGGCAAGCGCGGCGCTCAGTGGGTCGCCGAGCGCGATGACCGCCCGCAGGACACGGCTCGACCGGAACTCATCAAGCAATCCTACGGCGTGGCCGAACTCTATGCCGCGCCGGCTGCGACGCGCCAGCTTCTCGATGATGTACAGGTCGATATCGCATCCTGGCTGATCAATAACGCCACTCACGACTTCGCCGAGACCGAAGGCGAAGCGTTCCTTCGCGGTGACGGCGTCATGGGCAAGCCGAAAGGCTTCCTCACTTATGACGTGACCAACGAGAAGGACTTCGTCCGGGCTTGGGGCAAGTATCAATATGTGCCGGCCGGTCACGCCTCGGCACCGACCGATGCCAACCTTGTCACCGCACTGGTGAAACTGGTTGCTGCGGTCCGCACGCCGTACAAGGCAAATGCGCGGTTCGTCATGAACAGCAACACAGCGGTGCGGCTGCGCACGATCGTTGATGCCAATGGACGCTATCTGTGGGCGCCCACCGGCAACCTGATCGAGGGCGTCGAGCATCCTTTGCTCGGTTATCCGGTAACCATCGATGACGGCTATGATGACATCGGCGCCGGTACGTTGCCGATCAGCTTTGGCGATCACCGTCAGGCTTATGTCGTGGTCGATCGCTCCGGCATCCGGATCACCCGTGACGAGGTCACGCAAAAGGGCCGCATCCTTTTCGACACCTACAAGCGTGTCGGCGGCGCTGCCGGCGATTTCAACGCGGTGAAGTTCCTCAAGGTCGCTGCCAGCTAACGCGGCATGGGTGGTCGTTGCCGATCACCCACCCTTTCTCAATTCAAGGATTCAGAATGTTTGATACCTATACCGACAACAAAGTTGTCGCCTCCCTCGTGCCTGCGGTGCAGACGGCGACGCTCAAGGGCAGCGCTGTTGATACGCAAGGCTTCAAATCCGCCCTGATGGTTGTCAACACCGGCGCGATTGCATCGGATGGCCTCTACGACATCCGAATGCAGGAAAGCGACACAACCACTGACGGCGACTTCACCGACGTCGCCGCCGACAACCTGATCGGCTCGCTACCGGCCGCGCTTGCAGCATCATCTGTCTATCGGCAGGGCTACATCGGCAAAAAGCGCTATGTCCGCGCCGTGATCACCAAGCAATCGGGTACGTCCATCGCCGCCGGTGCGGTGTTCATTCTCGGAAGCCCGGCCCTTGCGCCGGTCGCAGCCTGACAGGAGGGCCAAATGTCTCTTTACCCCGTAGCAGGCTGCAAGCTGTACATCGGCGGCGTCCTTTCGGACAAGGCCACCGACTTCGTCGAGGCCGATTTCACGTCGCAGACGTGGGTGGAAATTGACGGTTGGGAGCAAATGGGCAGCTTCGGTGACACCGCTCAGGTGATCACCACGTCGCTCATCAATCGCGGCCGAGACGTAAAGCAAAAGGGCACGCGCAATGCTGGTCAGATGCAAAACGTGTTTGCCATCAACGCTGCCGATGCCGGTCAGATTGCCCTGATCGCCGCCGAGAAGACCTCGAACAACTACGCATTCAAGGTCGAGTTGAACGACAAACCGGCTGGCGTCGGTGCAACGCCATCCATGCGCTACTTTATCGGCCTTGTTACTTCTGCGCAGGAAGCAGGTGGCGAGGCCAACACGGTACAGAAACTCAACGCTACGATTGAGATCAACTCGAACATCGTGCCGGTCGCTGCGACTACTGGCGACGAAGACTAATGTCTAAGCGCGCTGCCCGCATATGTTCATGTGGGCAGCGCGTGCCTCATGGTGAGCGTTGCGTTTGCCAAAAGCAGCGTGATCGTGAGCATGACAAAGCGCGAGGCAGCAGTGCAGCACGCGGCTACGACAGTGAGTGGCAGCGCTTATCAAGGGACTTCCTGAATGAGCCGGGCAATGAACGCTGTGCATGCGGTGCTCCTGCTGTGTTGGTTGCTCATCGCATTAGCATCAAGCAAGCGCCCGACCTCAGACTCATACGAAGTAATTGGAAGCCAAGCTGCATCGCCTGCAACAACAGGCAAAATATAGCGCGCGAAGGTGGATTCGGTCGCACACCCACGGGGAGTGGGCAAAAAGTTTGAGATTTTTGCGAAAGACCGGTGATTTCCCTCGGCGCAAGAGAGCAGATAATTGGAGTTTTGATGATTCTCACGCTTGAAGAGGCAAAGGCTCACCTCGCGCAGACTCTCGACACCGACGACGACCTGATTGCGCGCCTCATCGCTGCTGCGCAGAACCACGTTGAGGACTGGCTAGGGTACAAGATTGAAGAGCGCTACCCCGACACCGTACCGCCTGCCCTGGTTCACGGAGTCGCGCTGTTGACAGCGCACTGGTACGAGAATCGCGAAGCCAGCCTCGTCGGTATCAACGCGCAGTCTCTGCCGTTCGGGCTGGTCGACATCATCAACGATTATCGCGACTGGTCGTTTGGCGAGGTTCCGGCCAGTGCCTAACGTCAGCTATGCGGTGCAGAAAGCAATCCGTGCCCGGCTGATCGGCGTATCGGCGGTCACGGCCTTGGTGCCAGCCTCGTCGATCCTCGACCGCAATGAGCGTCCCGCGCCGGACCCTTCCATCATCTTGGGCGAGGATCAGGTTCTGGATACCGGCAATGCAATCGATCGCAGCCTGTCCCGTGTTCATTCGACGTTGCATGTCTGGAAGAAAGAAGGCGGACTGTCCGGTGTGAAAGCGATTGCCGCGGCGGTGCGCGATGCTATTCGGCAGGACCGTTTAGCCCTTGAGGCAGGCCTCCAGTGTGCCGATTGCCGCGTGTCCGATATGCGGTTCCTGCGTGATCCGGATGGCGTGACGGCTCATGGCGTTGTCACCGTGGAAACGCTCGTTCGCGAGGTGGCCTGATGCGCGCCGGCAAGATGGACTCCATCATCACCATCCAGCGGTATTCCCGCGTTGTCGATGAAGGCGGCGGATCGGTCCTCACCTGGACCGACCTTGTGACCGTGCGCGCGCAGATCATTCAGGCCACGACGGAAGAGTTCATGAAAAGCTACGGCGCGTCGGACGAAACCGCGGTGATCTTCCGCACCCGATATGTCGACGGCCTCAAGACGGCCGATCGCGTCGTCTGGAATGGCGTCAATCACAACATCAAAGAACTAAAAGAAATCCGGCGCCGCAAGGGTCTCGATATCCGCACCGTGGCGATTCAGGCAGAGCAATGAAGGGCACCAAACCGCAAATGCGCACCGCGGCAAACGCGGTGAAGAAAGCGCCTGCCCCGCCTTCCTGGCTGTCAAAGGATGGTCGCGCCGAGTGGTCGCGCGTAATCCCGACGCTTGTCGAGCGGCGCATTCTCACAGAAGCCGACATGGGCGCGTTAGAAAACTACTGTCTCGCTACCGGCCGCGTGCGCGAGTTAGAGCGGGCCATTCAAAAGAACGGCGTCGATCCGATCCTATGCCGTCTCCAAGACAAAGCAATGGCAACGGCCCGCCAGCTCGCCGCTGAGCTTGGCCTGACTCCGGTCTCGCGGAGCCGGCCTTCCGTGCGCAATGACAATGACGACGACGAAGATTCCCCGCTTGACGTCTGACACCTATCCGCATTGGCTTTTCGATGACTCCCCGATCGATGATCCTCTCGGATACGGCGAGCGCGCGGTCACGTTCCTGCGCCGGCTGAAGCATCCGAAATCTTCGGCACCGAAGCGCGCGTTCCAGCTTGATCCATGGCAGGAGCGTATCGTCCGGCGCATTTACGGGCCAAGGCATGCCAACGGACAGCGCATCGTAAAGACGGTGGTGCTTCTGCTACCCAGAGGCAATCGAAAAACTTCATTCTCCGCAGCGTTAAATCTCATCCACACCATCGGACCGGAGCGCCGGCCGCGTGGTGAAGCTGTATTTGCCGCATCTGACCGCGCGCAAGCCGGTCTCGGCTTCGCGGAGGCCGCGTCTATCATCCGTGAAGACAAGCGATTGATCGCGGCCACTCGCATCTATGACGCGCATAACAGCGTAAAGAAGATCGTCTTCAATAAGGATGGTTCGTTTCTGGAGGCGATCAGCGGCGAAGGCGCGCCTGCTCACGGCCGCACGATCGCCATGGCGTTGTGCGACGAACTTCATGTTTGGAAGAACGCCGAACTGTGGAAGGCCATCAAGTCATCCCTTCCGAAGACGCAGGGTTCGCTACTGATTGTTGCCACGACGTCCGGCCGGGGTAACGACAACATCGCCTTTGAAATTGTAGACCATGCCCGCAAGGTAGCGCGCGGCGAGATCGACGATCCGTCTATGTTGCCCATCCTGTTCGAAACCGACCCTGATGCGGATTGGCAGGACGAAGCGAACTGGTATCGAGCCAATCCCGGCCTGGCCCTCGGATATCAGGATATCGAAGGCCTGCGACAGCTTGCTAAAGAAGCCGAGGCCAGTCCGACCGCGCGCGACACGTTTCGCCAGTACCATCTAAACGTTTGGCTCGATCATTCTGTTTCGCCCTTCGTCGAGATGGCCATTTACGACAAGGGCAATCGTCCGATCCCCGACGATATCGACGGCCTGCCGTGTTGGATTGGCTGTGACATGGCCACGACCACGGACCTTGCCGCCGTTGTCGCCTGCGTCCGACGTGAGGACGAGTACATTCTCCTGCCGCAGTTCTTCTGCCCGGAGCACGACCTACGCAAGCGCGGTGATCGGGACGGCGTGAACTACGTTTCATGGGCCGAGGCCGGCTTCATCACGCCGACGCCGGGCAATGCAATCGATCCGCGTGCCATCGAGCGACACATTCGCGACCTGTGCGAACGGTTCGACGTCCGGGAAATCTGCTTCGATCCTGCCTACGCTTCGAACGTGATGGGACCGCTCACCGACGACGGCTTTCCCACCGCGACGCTGCGGCAGGGCTGGGTGACTCAGTCCCCTGCCCTCAACGAACTTGAACGGGTGATCGTCGAGGAAAAGCTAGTTCACGCCGGCAACCCTGTCCTGCGGTGGTGTTTCGGTAACGTCGCAATCCACACCGACAGCGCAGGCAACCGCGTGATGCACAAGGGCAAGAGCACCGATCGCATCGATGGTGCGGCTGCTTCATGGATGGCGGTATCGCGCGCGGCTGCGCACCAGGAACAGTCTTTCTACGACCGCGACGATTGGAGCGACGACGATGGCTGGCTCTGACGACGAAATAGACCGGCAGATCGCGGACTTAGAATTTAGGGTGAAGCGGAAATTGGCTACTGCCATCCACGCCGAGGCTGACAGGCTGGCCAATGCGGTAAAGGCCGCCGCCCCAGTGAAGACGGGCGCGCTCCGCGATTCCGTCAGGGTGCGCCGTACGCGAAATGATCTCACGCTTTATGTCGAGGCGGGCGGCGCGGCGACGACGAAGTTCTATGACCGCGATACGGGCTATGAGCGCGAAGTCGTTATCGACGGGCGCAGCAACCAAGGCATTGCCAAACAGGCTGATGGCGCCGGCGTTTCCTACGATTACAGCATGGCCATTGAATTTGGCGCGACAGACCATCCGGCCGAGCCGTTCTTTTATCCAACGGTGCGCGCGATGGAAGACGAAATCAACGCCAACATTGCGGCGGCAGTCGAGAAGGCACTTTCAGAATGAACATTACATGGACTGGCGGAACTCATAACTTCGATCTGCGCGCCCCTCGCATTCGATGGCTCTTGGCGGAAGCCCAGCACCCGTTTCCGGGCCAGTATGGCAGCACGCCTGCCGCTGCAATGAAGCGATTTGACGAGTCCGTGTTTTCGCCGGATGACGTCGAGCGCGTCCTGAAGCTGGGCTTGATCGGTGGCGGAATGACGGAGGCGGAAGCCGACGCAGTGATTGCCGAGCATGTCCACGGCCAAGCTATGGGACCGAGCGCGAATACCGCGTTCGCTGTGCTGTCGACATATTTCTTCGATGATGAGGACGCGGCCTGATGCCGGCACTATCCTGGCGCATCGGCGCCAATCTTGACGACTTTAGGAAGCAGATGAACGAAACGTCGTCGCTTGCGAAGACGGCGGCGCGTAAGGTTGCGCAACACTTTCTCGACGTGAATAAGGAGCTGGCTGGAAGCGCCGCAACCGCTGCATTCAGTGGTGCCGCATCAGGCGCGTTAAAACTTGCCGGCCGTATCGCTCTTGTCGTCGGCGCGGCGAAGCTCATGGGCGATGCTATCGGTGCTGCGCGGGATCAGCTTTCCGATATGGTCGAGCTACAGAACAAATCCCAGAACGTCGGCGTGTCAGCTGGCTTCTTCCAGTCCTTCAGCGCGGAGGCCCGCAAGCTACAGGTCGACGTCGGCGACCTGGAAGGTGCGTTACAGCATGCCTTCAACGCGACGAAAGACAAGTCGCCGATCGATCTTGCCGCGTGGGACACCGGAAAGGACCGCATTACAGACGTCGAGCGCGCGCTTCGCATTTACAACGAGACTCTGGCGCGTAGCTCTGGTCAGCAGCTTGAAGGCCTGGTGCTGTTCCGTGAGGCCGACTCGCAGGAAGCTAAAGTTCAGGCTGTCCTCAAGGCGATGGTGCAGCTCGAGCAGATCGGGCAGCGGGCGGCTGCACTGGATCTGGGCGAGCGCATGTTTGGCTCGGCATTCGTCGATCGCATTCGGCAGGGCCGCACGTCCGCGGAAGCCATCCTGTCGACCATGCAGCAGATGGCGAATTCGGACGATGGAATCTATTCGTCCGCCCTCGTCGCCCGCGCGAAAGAGGTCGACGACCAGCTTAAGACGTCAGAGGAGCGGCTATCCCGCTCGTTGAAACCGTCATTCGATGACCTCTCCAGCGTCATTCTGAATATCAAAAATCTTTGGGGCGAGATCGTCGGATACATCGCGCAGGCCGTCGAGCTTGCCAACAAGTTCGGTATTCTCGGGAATCAGGCGTCTCGCTTGAAGACGCAGCGGGACGAACTCGACGACGCGATCAAGAACGGCAACAAGATCAGCGTGTTTGGAATTGACACGGGTTTGCGCGTTCCGTCCGACGTCATTACCGCGGAAATGAATCGCAAGAAACGCGATGAAATCCAAGGGCAGATTGATGACCTGGAACGCCAGCCCAACAACTATCCGAAGATGCCGGCGCAGACTGGCACGGGCGATAGGCCGACGCCAAAGCCAACCGGCGGATCCGACGTCGATCGCTTCGACACGAATGTCGGCACGATTGAGAAGCGCACCGCGGCATTGCAGGCCGAGGCTGCGGCAATCGATCTCGGTACCGAGGCGCGCGACAAGGCGAAGATCGCGGCGCAGCTGGAGACAGTTGCTAAGCAGGCGAACGCGGCCGCGGGCCTTGGCGAAAACGTTGTCACAGCCGAACAGCGCAAGGTGATCGACGAAGTTGCCGCAGCGTATGGCGGCGCCGCCGTTGCAATGGAAAAGGCCAAGGTTGCCGCGCAGATCAAGTTCGATAAGCAGACGGCCTTCCTTTCGCAGGAAGACGTTGCCATTGCCTCGCAACTGAGGGGCATCTATCCCGATGTTGCCACTGCCCTATCGAGCGTTGAAGCCGCGGGCATGCGTGCCGCGAATGGCATGCGCGAGCTGGGCAACATTGGACGCGACGTCAACCGCGGCCTGTTTGTCGAGTTCGGCCAGAACCTGCGCAACGGCATGTCGGCATGGGACGCCTTCAAGCAAGCCGGCGTAAACGCTCTCGGTAAGATTGCCGACAAGCTGATGGAAATGGCGGCCAACAAGCTGTGGGATTCAGCGTTCTCGAGCGCTGGCGGTGGGCTAGGCGGTGGCTTGCTCGGCGGTATCGGCAAGCTGTTCGGCTTCGACGAAGGCGGATACACCGGGCCAGGCAGCAAAAATCAACCGGCCGGTGTGGTTCACAAAGGCGAGGTCGTTTGGAGCCAAGCCGACGTTAAGCGCGCCGGCGGCGTTGGCGCCGTGGAAGCCATGCGCGCGGGCGCGGCGCTTTCCGTTCCGGTTCCTATGGGCTGTTCGCCGATAAGCATCACAGGCGGATCCACAACGATCAATATCAACGGCAATGCCGACGACTCCACCGTCAACACGATGCGCGCCGAACTCGCGAAGCGCGATGCGGAGTTCAATAGCAAGGTGGTTGCAGCGGTGCGGAATGCAAAACAGAGGAGGCAGTTAGCTTGATCTTTGATTCAGTCAGATACGCGGATCAGGTTTTCCAATTGATCTCGCGCCAGGAGCTGTCGCGCACAGCCAGCGGCACAACTTACGGCAAGGACTTCGGCCCCGCCCTATGGTCCGCGGAATACACCACGGCGCCCATGAACGCGGACGACGCCCTTGCGTTTGAGGCCAGCCTGAACGCCCTTAACGGTGTGATCGGCGAATTTGAAGCGTACGACTTGCGGCGTCCCTACCCGCGCGCGCATGCCGATGGCGATTTCGACGACGAAGCCGAGGTGTTGTCGGCGAGCGGCACGAAGATGGCGCTGGCGAACTTGCCCAACGGATTTCAGCTATCTCCGGGTGATTACTTGTCGTTGGAGGTGCAAGGCCGCCGCGTCCTGCACCAAGTTGTCGAGGCGGCTACAGCCGACAGCGACGGCGAGACGGGCGAGTTTGCGGTGCGACCACCACCTTGGCCCGGCACAACGGAAGGCGAACCAGTGACGCTTAAGAAGCCGTCGTGCCGCATGGCGCTCATGCCGCAATCCATCACGCAGCGGATTTCGGGACTGTACACAACCATCAGCTTCAAGGCAGGCCAGGTCTAATGATTGACACAGAAGTTCTGACCGAGGATCTTCTATCCGTTCTGCGCTGGCACATCGGAAATCCAGGCCGTCTTGACGGTCCAGAGATTCCCTATGCCGGCCTTCGCGTATGGGGATTGTTTCTGAAGCTAAACGACCAGCGCGGCGCGTCGTTCGGCCCCTGCCCCATTACATACACCGACATGCTCGCGCTGGCGCGCATCAGCGGTGAGGCCATCCGGCCTTGGGAGGCTGACATCATTCGCGCGCTGGATCGTGAGTACCTGACGCTGGCCGCTGGACCGAAGAACGGCGATAAGGTGAGCGCGCGTCCGATGAGTCCGGCGTTGTTCGATGCGGTGTTTCAACAGTGAGGAATGAGTGATGACGGTAGAGGAGCGCATTGAGGCGCTGGAGCAGGAGGTGGCCCGCCTGTCCAGCGCTGTATTCGCCGTAGAAGATGTCCTTGGATATCGGGTTTCTTTTTTAGAGGAAAAGCTAAAAGATAAACCAGATCAACAGGCAGCAGCGGCCTGAGTTAGAAGTTCTTTTGCTTTTGCGCGCCATCGAGATTGCTCCGCTGCGTTGGTTTCGTTTGGTGCGGAATGGTCTTTGAATGATACGTTTACGTTAGGGTATCCACCAGAACTCTTGAAAGAAACAGTTACATTCTGGCTCCCATCCGGATTGCCGTGAGTCGCGAATTGTGGACTGTTAAAAGCACTCATTTTGGTTTCCTCTCCCTTCCAGTTGGCCCGCGGGGATTATAGCGGCGGGCGGGAGGGAGGGGATTAGACTTTAAGCAGGGCGGGAGGAATGTTCTGATCGGCAAACGAGAATGGCAGCGGAGACTCGAACGATGGCATGACGGTGATATTCACGGTCTCACCCGATGCAAGTTTAAGCTGCGCTGCATCATGAAGGCCAAAGCCGCCATCTTTGATGAACCATTGTGGTTTGCAGTACAGTTCGCCGCTGGGCTGGCCTCGTCTCATGTTCTCCAAGCCGACCGTCGTGAATTCTGCTTCGCCCTTTTCAACGCCGTTTACGATGATGGTTGCTGTGCCTCGCATCACTTCTTTCCCTTCAATCCAGCCTCGATAAGTAAACGGATAGCGCCAGACCGACTAACATCGTTCCGCTCTGCCCATATCTCGATAGCGTCTATCAATTCCTGCGGCAGACGCGCAGTCACGTGAGGGTCTCGCCCGGTTGCGGGGCGGCCCCTCTTCTTTTTCGGTGTCACCGATATTGACTTAGCCATGATTCCGGTGTAACAAATAATCAGGCCGGGCAAAAGCCTCCACTTTCGCACCGGCCCTAACCACAAACGCTGTTTAGGAGCGATCGATGGCTACCCAAATCAATATCACAGAATCACCACCCGAATCTGTTTCCGACCTCATCTCTCTCCATAATCGACTCACTGAGTTCGTCGACGTCGGCGCATTCTCGGGCGCCACAATCGACCAGATCTGCCTGACGGCCGGCGCCGTTCGCTTCGACATTGCCAAGGCTCCCGCCCGCACAGCGCAGGAGATTGCTGCCAAGGCCCTGTTCTTCATTCGGGACTATGTCGACGTTGGCCCTTGCGATGAATTTGCCGACGCCATGCGCGCCGGCCTGCGTGCAGACCATCAGCGTCTTGGGGGTGCAGCATGACGTATCAACCGCACGAGTACGCTTACGATACTGACGACCTTCTTGCGATTAACGACGTCCTACAGACCCTCGACAACATTATCGCTGCCTTCAGTTGCCAGCCGAGATTCCGCCGCACCGAAGCTAAGAAGTGGATTGATGAAGTCCAGGGCGGACTTACTGCCCAGATACTCACCATTACTCAGCAGTTGGCGCACGCGGGACCGACGCCTGATGTGGTCGGCGCACTCACGTCCCTTTATGGGCCATGGATGGAGATCGCGGACTCGCTGCGGCTTCGGGATGCGCTCGGCCCCGTACTTAAACGGGGAATCGAGTGGCAACAGCCGGCAGTCTGATACTACATCTTGACTTTGGTGCGTTATCCGGTATATATAGTGGTGGCGCGCCGCCCGTGCCTTAACGGGGGCAATCAACCTGGATTCAATTCTAGCGAGGCGCGCCCATGCCCGAACATATTGCTATGCCTGCACCTTCATGCGTGCGGCTCTACCACTACACCGCTGGGGAATACCTCCGCGGTATCGCCAAGCACGGCCTGACGGTCGGTGATGTCATGCTCGACACCACTAGTACCGCTGGCCTTGTCGGTGTCTGGTTCACTACAAGTCCGAACCCTAGCGGTCACGGCATCGACACTAGTGCTCTGGACAAGCAACGCTTCCGTCTTACCGTTGACGTCCCCGCAGACGACGGACGCCTAGTGAGGTGGGCCGATTGGGCACCGGATCACGTCACACCTCAAGCTATCGCATTCCTAAAATCGTCGGCGCGCCGCACGTCCGGCACCGACGCGGCCGATAGGTGGCACGTATATTTCGGCTGGATCAAGCCGGAGTGGATCGTCGATGCCCTCGACATAGAGAGCGGCGAGACCGTGACAGACTGGCAGACATGTTGGCCTGAGGCAGAGTCACTTCGCGGTGTGCCGTACTGGCGGCGAGGGGCTTGGCAAAAGCAAATGCTGAAGAAGGGCGTAAAGTTCATGAGGGCTGCGCATGGCGTTGTCCCTAGTACTTCTCGCCAGCCAGTATGGGGGCACTGATGACCTCCCTCACACACCACAACGACAATACGCGCGGGGGCATTGTCCCCCGCGGCCTGCGTAGGGTTGATGCGGCAAGGTATCTCGGAATCAGCCCCAGCCATTTCGACGCTCAACGCAAAGCGGGCGCCATTCCGCCACCGCGGCAGATGCTTGGCGTGGTAATCTGGGATCGACATGATCTTGACCGGCTATTCGGCGACATTCCGGCCGAGCCGCAAACGCACAATCCATGGGACGGTGTCCTCAATGCGCGACAAAACGAAGAAACCCCGGTGGGTTCACAGGTACATTGATCGCCGCGGGATTGAGCGGATCTATCTGCGCAAGCCGGGTACGGAACGTATGGCGCTGCCCGGCCCTGTCGGCAGCAAGGCGTTTTGGGATGCCTACAACGCGGTGGTGAGCGACCAGCCGCGCGAGGTGCTTGTCACGCGCAATCCCGCGGGCAGCATCTCGTCGGCCATCGCCGGCTATTATTCCAGCGCCGAGTACAAGCGGCTGTCGGCTTCATCCAAGATGAATTACCGGCGCGTTCTGGAGCATTTTCGCAACGAGCACGGTGAGAAGTCCCTCGCCAGCCTTGAGACGCGGCACGTCAATGCCATCATGGATTCGATGGCCAAGACCCCCGCCGCCGCGAACATCCTGCGAAAGCGCCTGAACAGCGTATTCGAATACGCCATTGGCGCGGGCCTTGCGGCCGAGAATCCGATCAAGCGGGCAAAGCGCGTCAAGTACGATCAGAAGAGCTATCGCAGTTGGACCGAGGCCGACATCACGGCCTACCGCGCGAAATGGAAGGAAGGTACGACGTACCGACTTGCGCTTGAACTATTGCTCTATACCGGACTACGGCGTTCAGACGTGGTGCGCGTCGGGTGGAAGCACATCAAGGACGGCGCGATCCATATCACTACGGTGAAGTCACAGCACAAGACGCACCTGCGCATTCCGATCCACGCCGAGTTGCAGCACCACATCGATCTGGTGCCACGCGACCGAAAAACCTTCCTCGCCACCATCACGGGCAAGGACCGAAGCGCCAAGGGCTTCACGAACTGGTTGCGTGACGCTGCGCGCGCAGCGGGCCTGCCTTCCGATTCAAGCCCGCACGGATTGCGTCATGCCGCGTGCCGTCGCCTCGCCGAGGCAGGCTGTACGCCCCACCAAATCCAAGCCATCACCGGACACAAGAACCTGCAGGAGGTCGAGACATACACACGCGCCGTCGATCAAGCGCGACTGGCCGAGTCTGCGATTGCGCGGTTAGACACTCCGCAAAAAACGATAGCCAACCTTGACTCTAACACGTTGCAGCTATTGGCAAATCTGGCTAGCTTGGCGCTCCCTAGGGGAATCGAACCCCTGTTTCAGCCTTGA